CAGGATTTATCAGGAAGGAACTGCGACCGAAGCAATGCTGAAAGTAAGCGAATAAGTCGCTGGTGTTCCAGAAGATGCATCACCGTCTGCTTCAGTCATTCCCACAAGGAGTGCCTTTGAGTAGAAGCGGTCAGAACCAGGAACCAGAAGGTCAGAGTTGGAAATTGAAATCGTGATGTCAAAGTATGTACGACCGACAACTTGACGCAACTCTTGCATGCACTTGATGTGTGCTTGGTCGGCGGACTCGTACATCACATAACCAGTAAGTGTAATATCGCCAATTTCTGCTGGAGCACAAAGCGTCTCTGGGAACATTTTGCCACCCATGTAGACTTTTTCTACAGAAGCAGTGATTTCTCCACCAGAAACCTGAGTGAAAAGATAGCCAGCAGGCGTTCCTTGACCCTCAAGTGCAGTTGCAAAGTAGTTGGTGATTGCCGCAGCAACCGTCTGACCAACACCGCTTGTAGGTGTGATTTTTGCAATAACCTGTCGCTGAGCAACAAGTCTTTTTGAAGTGGTGATAGCCATTATTCCTCCGTTATACCAGTGTGCTGGTCAGGTTAGATTTGATGATGTTGACATCAATCTTGTCTCCGACTGACGAAACTCTTACGCCGACACGAGCCTTGATTAAACCAGTTTCGAGTTGAGCAAGAGGATTCAGACTGTCATCAACAGTGATTGTGTAACCAGAGTCAACCCTGCGTCCCTGTGTATCAAACATTTCAAAGAATCCGCCAGCCTGACGGATTGGCTCCAAGACTCCCTGAAGAGCAGAACGAATGGCAAGGTACACACCGCCACGACCGTCAATGCCAGAGAACACGAGAGGCTCAAGTGCTTCTTCTGCCAAGTACACAACATAGTTCATTGTGTCGCGGTTGGTAATGAAACGCCACTGCGATGTTACGGTTGAGTGTGAACGAGCACCGTAGATACGGACTGAACCGTTAATGATGCGGATAGCGTTCACGCGGTCAGCATCAAGAAGGTCTCCGTCTGCACGAGATACTGCAGTTGCGATACCTGTTACGAAGCGTGACTCTGAAACGACACCAGCATATGCGCGCCATGCTCCAGAAGTTTTGACTGTGCGAGCACGAACTGCTGCAACATATGCTTCTGGTGGTACGGAAAGGTTTACACCAGTTCCTGATGGGATAACCACATTGGGGTAGTAGAACGCAAGATGCTCTTGACCAGTTGGGTCAGTAGCCTGATAAGCAGTAGATACTCCCTTGGCTGCACTGATGCTTGCGGTTGGAGCAAACGACACGAGACCAATACGGTTATTGGCTACACAGTGAGCCATGATTGCATCATACTCAGTTGTGTCTGTTCCGTCATAAAGACCAGGAACCGCAACGGCACCAGGACCGAGGTCTGGAGTGAACAACGCGAGTGCTGCTGTGCGCTCCGTGCTTGTTGCGGCTACATATGTACCGAGAGTGAATGCGCTAACTGCTGAAGTGGACAAGATGTCCGCACCGTTTGCGCTAGTGGTCAACGCTGCTGTGCAGTAGTTAGCCAAAACAGTGCTGTTATTGACTGCGTCAACGATTTCTTGGCAACTACCAGTGTATTCAAACAAAGGCAATGAATCATCTGCACCGTAACGAACAGTAATTGTTGCGTCAGTGTCATTGTTTACAACATCAACTTTGATTGAGTTGCCCCAAGTGCCTTTACCTACAGCAGTAAGAGTTACGCCAGGAGCAGAAGGTTCAGCGGCAAGAACTTTAGAAGCACGAACGCCAGAACCAGAAATGCTCGCAACATACATTGCCGAGCCGCCCTCTTCAAAGAAGACACGGGCTTGCTGATATGCATATTTTGTTGCAGAAACATAACCACCAAAAGCGGTTACAAACTCTCCGAGACTAGTTACAAGAACTGCCTCAGTATCAATTCCACGCTCGCACTCTGCAGCCATGAAGAAAACTTCTCCAATAGCAATGCCGTTGCCCGAAGGGCCTGTGCGGGTTCCAGTTGTTACGATTACACCAGGCATTCGGCGCCCTCCATATTGCGTTTGAAAAGTTTACTTAGACCAAGTTGGAATAAATAAATCATTGACCTTCTTCATGAAGTTCTTCTTCACTAGATTGTACTTCACTTGCTACCTCGCTGGCAGCAACATCTTCCCCAATTGTTGGGATTACTTCAACAGGGGCTTGCTCTGCTGGAATTTCAGCATTCTCAAGATTGTGCACTTTTTTTACCTTTTTAGGGGCTGGTGCTTCATTTTCCACTGGCGCATCAACTTCTTCAGGTGAATCCATCAAGACCAAAAGACCATTTGCAAGAGCATTTTCCATAACAATATTCATTGGGGCTTGAGCAGTTTCTGCTGGAGCAACAACAGCGCCATTTTCGTTATATTTAACGAGACCCTGTGTTGCGTTCCATACTTTTGTCAGTTTTGTCATTATTGAGCCAACTTGTTGAAGACGGTGTTTTCGATTTCCAGAACAGAGCCAATCGGTTTACGAAGGACAATTTCGTTCAGAGTTAAATCATAGCCTATATACGCTCCCGCCAAGACACGGTCACCTTTAATAAGGGTTAAATCAGAAAATTCTTCCCGAATTGTTCCTTCATCAATAATTGCGTCATAAGCACCAGTGTCATCAACTGTGTCAAGTGAAGGGTGGTCGAGAAGGGCAGAACGAACAACGGTGGTCAGACGGTCACGCATTTCTGTCGTTTCCCCAGAGCCTTCTGTTCTCACCCAGATGTATGTTCTCATAGAGTAAGAAACACGATATTCAGGGTTCCACGCCATATTTACACCTGTACGCATAAATTCATTCGTGGAGATAACAACAGTGATAATGCTCGGCCAGTGGTCTAATGCAATTGGTTCGTAGGTCAGGTATAACTCTGGGTTTGGGAGAACATAGTCATCTAGTTCCCATCCGTTGCGATACCTGATTAGGCGAGAAGGGATGTCATTTTGAAGATAATTATTGACAAAATTCTTCGCAAAATGAGCACCATGCATTAGTTCTGAAGCGGTAGTTGTCATCTGAACCAACTTAGCATGCCACCAACAGCGTCATTCTCAATGTGCTCAACAGCGCGAAGTTTAAGTTGCGCTTCAAAACCTACTGGTTCAAAAACGATTTGACGCTTTGCCATCTTTGTTGTGCCGTATTGATGGAACTTTGCATATTCAACATTCGTACCGAAAATGGCAAAATTCTTACCAATCACATTCGGTGCTCCACGGAGATTAGCAAGGCTCTTAAACAAGGCACCTGTGCGAACCATTAATGGAGCGCCAGGGAAGTTGACGGACTTCCATGCTCCGTAGCGTGCACTCAAAGGAGACCAACCGCCCACAGGGAGCCCGTTGGTAGTAAAGTTCTCGGCGTTAGCCTTCTGGATTTCCTGTTTAGCCCACTTAAAAACTGGTCGGAAATCTTTGGCTCGCTTTTCCATCCTGTCCAACATTTGGATGTCTGCTTTTGCATCACAGGAGATTTTCAACTTATACATTAAGCAATCCTCACGCGTCTCCATCGCTTAACGGCAGCAAGTTCTTTTTCCAGAAAACCAGTCTCCATTGGAGCGACATTTCGCGCTTCTAGGTCTTTGATACCCACAACATCGTCGTGCATATTTTGCATTTCTCGTGACGCAGCACGGAGAATCATCAACTTGAAGACTTTGATTGCTGAGCCTTCTAACCCTGCTTCGTAAACAATAGTTACTTCATCATTTGCGTAAGATTTATATACATCAACACCATAACGCCGCATTATATAATCACGCTCGGCAACCTGCACCTGTCCAGTAATCGATGCTGGCTGGCGGATAGAAACTGAAGTAATTGACACGACAGGCGAGTTTTTTAGGTAAATCGTTGACGGCGGCATTAATGCCGCAATTTCGTGAGAAGTTGAGTCAAGGTCACTATTGTAAAAAAACGACGATGTAGGAATGCCGACATCATTTGACGGAATTGTGTAAACTTCAGTAAATTCGGCAACCTCTACAGGGCGACGCAAATAAGACTCAAGTTCACTTTGTAGTCCTTCTAATACAAATTCCGCTGCTTCCTCTTGACGATTAGAGAAGCGGATGTCCATGTATTTCGTAAGGTCAGCGACTGTTACCAGCATCACTAATCACCTCCCAGCGTTATCTTAGCGACGACGCGCCCTTCGGTTTGCCGCGCGACGCTCAATACCACGAGCAGCAGCACGAATACCACGGCGAATTCGTGTACCAAGACCTGTACGGCGGGCACCAGCAGCAGGAGCGGCTGGATTGTTTGCGGCACGACCACGAGCAGCCCCACGAGCAGCACGACGGCTTCCCTCAGTTGCTCTTTGTGCAGCACGACGACCTGCAAGAAGTTCACGCTGGCGCTGCCTGTAATAACGAGCATTTCCAGGAACATTACGACCATTTACCCGACGGGGGCGCTTAATAAACTTGCCTCGGCGTACGACAGAGCCACGCGTATTCACATCTGTCAAAAACTCAATGTCCTCGGTGAGGTTGCTATTTGGCATCCAGCCCTCCAAAATCGGAACTAAACAACATTAGCACACAAGGGGGTTGGTTAGATTCATCTATCGGCGTTAGGTGGTCTTTCAATCAAAGCCTTTTCCACTTGCTCTTTTGATGGTGCCTCAATAGGAACCCATGCTCTGGAGTAGTTATGTTGTGGAATTTTGCGCTGTTTTAGCAGTCCACCAGCCAGCATCAAATCAACCTCATCAGGGGACATGATTAGTAAGTCTTCTAATTCCTCGGAAGAGTACTTGTCGGACAAAACAATAGATTTAAGCATCTTGGAAAATGGTTTAGCAAACATCTCGCCACGAGCACGATTCAAACGGACATGCATAATCATCGCATCAATTAAATCTATATCTTGATACATCACAGGAATCTGCTTGCCGTGCTTCTTGATAAATGCAGGTTCTCCAGCCACGACCCATCGGTGATGACCGTCAATAATTGACATATCTTCCACCCGAACAATGATTGGCTGAAGCCACCCAAAATCAGACATAGAAAGACGAAGCAATTCCAAGTCAGGCTTCAAAAGATAGTTAGCCCGCCACGAAGAAGGCTTTATTGCGTTGTTGGGAATGTATTCAATTTTCATATGTTGTCGTCCAGTGCATCCATGTCATTTAAGTCGTTTTCTGTTTGTTGAGCAGCCAGCATTCGCATGGTGTGTGCTCTTGTTTTAGGTCCCACGGGGTTTGGTGAAGATACTTGGAACTCATTCAATAGGAGTGTTCGTACGAGCGAGTCAATCGGGTAAGAGTATGGGTCGCCTGATTGCTTACGCTTAAATTCGCCAGCAAACTTATATGCAGCCGCCTGATAACCAGGAGTAAGCATGTTGTCCTCAATGCAGTCCTTAACCCCATCCCATCCGCGAGATACATAGTCGGCAATCAAGCCTTCTACATTGAAATGCTTCCACCAGCGACGCTGTGCATCAATATGGGGGTAGCACTCGTACAGTCGGTCGTAGAACCCTGGCTCGGTAGCCACAACATCGCCAATACGGCGAGACGCAACTGCGTGGAGTGGAATTCCCACTCTTGTATTGCTTCCAGTTATTGCGGCAAGGTCGTAGTACTCGCAATATTCACCGTTGTGTTCTTCGGTGATGAACTTCAGAACATCGTCCGTTGTCCAGTCGTAAATAACTTTAGCGAAACGCAAAGGCACTGACTTCTTCATGCGGAAAGGAATATTTATATAGTTCTCATGCAACTTCTGAACACAGGAGCGGTAGCGAATCATTGACTCGTTAGCCCGAACACCAGTAATAAAAGCGGTGCGACCCTTCTTGCCTTGCATCGTATAGAAGTCGATTGTCTCGGGAATTGGGCGTGTTGGGTCAATACCGAAATGCTCTGCCTTGATTGCAAAAGAAGGCATCTCACGAATCAACATATTTCGTTTTGCCCGCTCTGGAGACCAAAGCAAACAATATTCTCTCCTACCCAAAACCCAGACTTCTTGACCCACTGGAAGGCAATACCATTCCATGTCAACCCAGTCGTAGTCTCTGACTTTCATGATGAAATCAACAACTACAGGACTGACCATTTCTTCATCTCTGAAGATAACTTTTACTGGTCCGAGCCCACGCTCTTCGTGGATTTCTTTTGCAAGATACAGAATCGCAGTGGAATCTTTTCCACCCGAGAACTGAACACACACAGTGTCAAAAGTATCGTAAACATGACGCATGCGTTCACGAGCAGCATCAACACAAGATATGTCTAGAAACATTCTTTGCCTAGTCATCAGAACCCCAAACTAAGCATCAATAAGGTTCTCTTCGGTGATGTCATCAAATGCCCATCTACCTTCAAGACTTTCCCAAAGCGCAATGTCTATCGCTGTTGGTTCAAGGTCGTATTCTTCCATAAGTGCACGATGCTCACTAATTGCTTTCCGCAGAAACTCAACCGTCTTCAGTCGTTCTTCAACTTCTTCGCCGCCCATAGCAATCATGCGAGAAATCTCATCAAGACGGGCTACCACATGGAACTTAAACCGTTCAATCTTTGTCCGACGGAAGGCAAAGTTGGCTTGTAGTTCCAGAACCATTTTACGGCTATCGGGCGTACCATCGTCATATCGTGCTAGTTCGTCTTGCTCTTGGCTTGTAATCAACGCTAACTGATTTGCCAAGTTGTCATTCAGGACAGTTACTGCCCGTTTCCATCTAACCCAGTTTTCTGGGAGCATCAAATATTCTTTGTGCTGACGACTTGTTTGGTTTTTTACTTCTTCCGCAACTATGCGGGCAAACGAATCATCGTTCATTATTTACTCCAACTTGGGCAGATGCTTTTATAGGCACACCAGTCGCACAAGCGATTTGGTGTAGGTTCAAAAACTCCAGAGGCGCATCTGTTATCTATTTGTTCTCTGACTTCTGTAACTACTTTTTTTACTTCAGCCATATCTTCAGGCTTGACAGTATGGGAAAGTTTTATGGAATCTTTAATATAGAGAAGTTCCAGTTCAACAACTGGCTTCCCTAGTTGCTGTTCCAAAACATATCCGTAAAGGCATAACTGGAAAAACTTATCTTCCCTAAATCTAGGCGCAGGGGTCTTGCCAGTCTTATAGTCGCCAACAACGATTCCGCCATCAACTTCATGCCAACGGTCAATGAACCCCTTAATGGTGACACCATTGATGGCATCATCAAGTTGCGTTTCAATACCATCAAAATTTAACTCGCTAGGGTTTTCCATGCCGAAAAGATTTTCAACACACCACCATGAAGTCCATCGGAACATTTGCAGGGCTTTAGCACTACGAGTAATTTCCAAAACCTTGTCATAGTATTCTTCATCCCATAAAGATTTAGCCAATTGCTTGGCTGTCTCAATAGTTCGTTCTTCACTTGGAAGACCGTACAAGGTCTCCAAAATAGAGTGAACAAAGTTTCCTCGGAGGGTTGCTTCCGTGGGTGGCTCTGTCAATCCATCTATGCGTGAATACTTATACTTCAGCGGACATTGCTGAAATGTCGATATAGATGAAGGGGAAAGATATGGGGGCGCAACGAGAGGTATATCACTCGCTGACAACAGTCGCACCTTCAAATGACAAGCGGACACACTCATTAATCAACTCAACAAGGTCTTCTTTTGTAGCAGTAGTCTTTGTTGGTTTTGGTCGTTCTCCCGCATGGGTCTTCCAGAAATTATTAAGGTCGCCCCTTGCGTTCGCATTGAGACTCTTTGAAAGCCCAATAAAGTTGCCCCACAGTTCTTCAATTTCTGGTTCAATCTTTACTTCAGGTATTGGTTCAACATCAGCCTCTAGTGCTTCTTCACTACGAGCAAGGTAGAGACCGACACCTAGAGTTTGAGCGGCTTTTTTAAGTGCGTCAGAAACAGCACCCTTCATTTCGTCACCAAGGTCAACAATGGTGCCATCTTTCTTGCGTTTAATTGTTTGTCCGCCGAAACCATCACGAACAATGCAACTATCTGGACGAGTTGCGTCCACATGCCACATCAAACGAACATGCGCAACAATGAAGTCAGGGTCAATAGCATCTCGTTCGCAAGAAACAATATTGAACGACCATGCGTCAATTCCGAGAACTTTATTGAGACGAGTAATCACTTCACTCACAGGAATGTAAGTAAGTCGTGTTCCACCCTTGCTCAGTGTTTTTTCAACTTCAGAAGCAAACGGCTCGTAGAGGTTTTGGTATTTTGTAGGTGACATTATTTTGCCTTTCTAATAATGATATTTGTTTTATAATCGCCGACTTCACAGTAGTTGTCGGCGTTGATTCCTAGTTTTGCTAGTTCTTTAATCCGCCAATAAGACGGTTGGATGTAGTCAAGAAGTTTCGTGACCACTTCGTCTGTGGACATTAGTACTTCGCCAGTGTCCATGTCAACTGCTGATTGAATTAATCTGCGAGAAACTTCGTTAGCAAGTTTTCCATGTTCCCACTTCTTTCTATCGGAAGCAGTTCTAACTTCAATTTGACTCGCACCCATTGCGAGGTCTTCAACATTTTGATTTCTAAAAATGCTTACCGCTCTTGCTGTGAAGGTACCGTAGACATCAGTCATCCCGCCTTTGAGTGCGTGGAGGTCAATAAGTGCAGAACCAAGTTCTTCAGGTTGTGGATTGCTGTCCGCAAACACGCCGAGTTGCTCATCAAGGTCAAGAAGTGCCTTCATGACACTGGCAATAACTTCATTGATTGACGGGGACGACAGGGAATCATCATTCATGATTTACTCATTTCTAGGCTGAATAGTAGGTTTACTTAGATGATGATACTGGCACGACGGCGTTGAGGCAACCCCAAACCAGCCAAAAATGTGAAAGCACCAACCGCAGAGTCAACTTGGTCGTCATGGTCTGATGCTTCAGGGAAGGAAGCAAGTTCATCAAGCCATTCAGTAATCCACGGCCCTCTAACTAGGCGCACATTCCCGTTAGCCGAAGCGGCAGCAAATGGGCGAGCACGAGTTATCTTGTCCCCAGATGCCCTAATACCAATCAGGTCGTAGCCAGGAACGACATAGCGAGCATATTGGTCAATAAGTGCCTTTCCTGATGAACCAGGCTCCTGCTCAACTCTGATGGCGACCATATGACCGTCTTCGGCGGCTGTTTGGGCTATAAGTTGCTCAACCTTGTCTCCTTTTGCCCGAATCTTGCGTACATCCATGATGTAGGCGATTCCTTGGTCAAATAGCATCAGTGTCCCAACCGTCCAGTCGGGGTTCATATTGCCAGAATGGGGTTCGGTGGCTGCTAAGTCCCAAAACCTCACTGCACGAGCCGCAGATGTGACCTGAGGCACCTCTGTGTGGTCAATAATCTCAAAATCGGTGCGGTCAAATAGGCTTCCGAGGGTCGTTGACCACCAATCGCCCTCTTCAAGCCTGCGACGCTCAACAGGGTCAAGTTCCTGAAGTGCCTGCCTATACGAATCTGCGTCAATTCCAGGGTTGTCGGTCAGTTTTGAGGGCACAAAAATACGACCCGTTGACTGCCCTTCTACGATGAAACGCTGGCGAACCCAATTGGGTGCTGGGTTTGAGGCTGAACGCATCCGAAGAGGCACTTGGGATAGCGGTCCAGAAGCAGGGCGACGCAAACGGGAGAACATATATCGATAGTCGGATTCACGAATTTCGGTGACCTCATCCATCCCGATGAACTGAAATTCAGAACCCTTATAACGAAGGTAGTCATTTGTGTTGTTTAAGTATCCAAATGAAATTCTCGCACCCGATGGAAATGTCGCCACATAACTATTTGCGTTCCAATGAATTTCTTCCACGCCAGCACTCCATGAACGGAATCTGTCCATCAAAGCACCAGGCAGAGCCAAGTCAGCATATGTGCGTCTAAATAAAATTGCTGAATAGTTGGGTACATCAACATATTGCATTGCCGACATCAACAGGGCGGACGATTTACCGCCACCAGCAGCGCCACCAAATAATGCTTCAATTGCGTAAGTACGCAGAAACACTTTTTGAGTTATAGAAGGTTCCTCAGGACAAAAGTGAGGTTCTTTCGGTTGTAGATAATCTAAAACCTTGTTCCAATCGGGCATATAAACGCTTTCGTAGTGTCCTTTGTACTGTACTATGGGTTAAGACTGCGCTAGAGTACGGATAGATGGGAATGTTTAATTTTTTGAAGAACCGTTGGAACCGCGCGAATGCTGCTCATGTGTTGATGCTGTCGTTCGTTTTGTCTAATACAATAGGTGGTTGGATTATATCACCATCAATAGGACTGATTATTTTCGGTGTGTGTTCAGGTATCTACGGATACCTATTAGGGCGTGAATAATGGCGTGGAATTCGTTCGATAACAAGTCGGCACAAGATGGGCTGCAAACTAAGTCCATCTTAAACGCTGGCGCACCAGTGGCATTTAACTCTGCCGCTGCAGGCAAGCCTTATAAGGATTCGTGGGACATTGAGCGCGCGTACCGTGAAGGACTCCAAAAAGTAACTTGGGTGTTCAGGTGCATTGACGCAATTGCGGGTAACCAAGCGCGTCTCCCTATGGTCTTGCGAGAAGATAACTCCCCTAATGGAAAAATCGCTGGCAAAAATCATGCCTTGATGGATATTTTGAACTCCAAGTCAAATATGGGGGAAAACTCCTTTATTTTCCGCTATCGCTTATCTTCTCAACTTCTGATGAGCACCCGTGGTGTATTCATTGAAAAGGTAAGAGGTCGTGATGGTGCAATTAATGCACTTCACCTTCTACCACCACAGCACACAGCACCAATCCCAGATGCCAAGACTTTCGTATCGGGATATGAAGTTGACATGCGAAATGGCACAAAGATTATTTTGAAGCCTGATGATGTTATTTGGATTCGTCGCCCACATCCTCTCGACCCGTATCTTTCAATCACGCCAATGGAATCTGCTGGCATCGCAATTGAAATTGAAAACCTTGCGAAGCAATACAACAGAAATTATTTGATTAATGACGGTCGTCCTGGCGGTCTTCTTGTTGTTCGTGGCGAAATGGACGACGATGACAAAGATGAGTTGCGTAACAGATTCCGTGGCAATATTAGTCGCGCAGGTGCTACCACTGTTATCTCTTCTGATGATGGTGTTGACTTTGTAGATACATCGGCATCTCCCCGTGATGCTGCATATATGCAGATGCGTCAAATCACCAAGGAAGAAATTCTTGCTTCGTTTGGTGTTCCAGAATCAGTTATCGGAAACGCGGCAGGTCGCACCTTTAGTAACGCTTCCGAAGAACTTCGTGTTTTCTGGATGGAGACAATGCTTCCCCACCTTGAGCCATTGGCACGAGGACTTGATGACCTTGATGAGAAGTTCTACATTGACTTTGATACTTCCGAAGTTCCAATTCTTATCGTTGCAAAGCAAGAGCGTGCTCGCTACCTGATGGACGAATTTCAGCAGGGTCTAATCAGCGTGAACGAGTATCGTGACGGAACTGGCAAGAAGAAAGTTGATTCTGAACTTGCAGACAGTCTCCTGCAGAACCCGAACCAGACTCCAATCGCAAACACTGAGAAGGCTTTCAAGCCTGAACAGCAAGTACCTGTTGATACTCCAGTTACTCCAGCAGGTGCTGAAGCAGCATTGCCAACTGGTCCTCCTGGTCTTGGACTCACATCTCCAGAAATGCCAGCCGCTCCTGAAGCACCCGCAAGTCTCGAAAATGTTGCACCACCAGTCAACACACTTTCAGCCGAATCTTTTGACATGGAAACAAAAACAGTCATCCCTCAATACGACGATTGGGATACCAAGGCAGAGCAAGACAGTGACCGATGGACTGAAATTCTTGACCGCGCACTAGAGCGTGTTTATGAACGCCAACAGCGTGTTGTTCTTGAAAAAGCAACAGGTGTAAAAGCCCGCAAAGCCTTGGCTGGCAAGGGAATCGATGCTTCCGCTATCTTTGATATTGATTCTTGGGATAAGCAAATCCAAGAAGACATCATGCCAGTTCTCCGCTCTGTAGCAATTGACGCAGTAAGCCTCATGTCGCAAAAGAATGGCATTCCTTCAGAGGTTAATGAGCAAGAACTCAACGCCATTATTCAAGACCAGACAGACCGTGTCAAAAAGGCTAACGGCACAACAAAGGAAGAAATTGTTGCTGCTTTGTTGATTGTGATGGCTATGAGTGAAGACGAAGACAGGGCTGGAATGCTCCGTGCTGCTCTATCTGCAATCTTTGCAAACTTGATGGGTCGCCGTCGCCGTGTTATTGCCGAGCAAGAAGCACAGACTGCTCATAATGCTGGAGTTTTCCTTAGCGCAGCAAATGACTCAGATTTAACCAAGACATGGATGACTCGTAGGGATTCCAAGGTTCGCAGTGCCCATCTTTTGCTTCAAGGAAAGACCATCGGGCTGAATGAAGGTTTTGCTACCGATGGAGCAAGTCTTAGATTCCCTGGTGACCCTTTGGCTCCGATTGAACTAACAATTAACTGTCGTTGCCGTCTCCGCGTAGGGTGACTTTCAGTAAACTATCTGCTGGACTTTACTTAAAGGTCAGATAAAATAGCAATTGTTCCCATTTTCAATGCTCTTTATGGTTTATTGTATAGAAGAACCCTTGGAGCACTATGAGCGACACCGCACTTTTTTCTGAAACCCTATATAAGTCCATTCCTGGTCAAATTAACATTGACGAAGCGCAAGGCATTGTTGAGTGTTTCGTTGCTGGCATTGGCAATAAGGACTCTGTAGGCGATATTTGCGCCACAGGCTCATTTACTGAAAGCCTCAAGCGCCGCAAGCCTCGCGTTGTCTGGGGACATAACTGGAACGAGCCAATCGGCAAAGTCCTTGATATTTACGAAGTTGCACCAAACGACCCTCGCCTTCCAATGAAGATGAAGCGCGCTGGCATCGGTGGTCTTTACGCTCGTGTTCAATTCAACCTCAAATCCGAGCGTGGTCGCCAAGCATTTGCTGATGTTTCATTCTTTGGCGAAGAACAAGAATGGTCAATCGGATACAAGACTCTCCGTGCAGACTACGACCAAAGCCGTCAGGCAAATGTCCTTAAAGAAGTAGAACTTTACGAAGTTTCCCCAGTTCTTCACGGTGCAAATCAACTTACTGGCACAATTTCTATCAAAACCGATGAAATCAGTGCAGTTAAAGGTCATGGCGAGGACTACCCACGCGGTGAAGACGGTGGTATTCCAGCAGCAAACCCTATGAAGGGACGCGAAGATAATCTTCCTAAAGCACTTGCTACGCGTTTCGGCGGAGCCGTTCGTATGCGTAGTGCCGACAAGAATATTGCCATTTTTGACCATATGAAAGATGGCAAAATGACGACAATGCGTGTTTCTTACCATTTTGATGGTGATGAATTCATGTTCGGCGATGCGGTTCGCGTGAAGCCAGAAACCGTCTATTTGCCCGTTGAAGGCGAAGACGACGACAAGCCAATGATGCCAGAAAATGACAACAAACCAGAAACCCCGTTTGAGGAACAGTACCGAGACGAAATCACTGAAAACCCATCAACTCCACGAGACATTCAGCCAAAAGCATGCCAATGTGGCGGAGCATGTGGTGGAGAAAAAGTAGAAGAACTTAAAGCCGCGCCTCTTGATGCAATCCCTCAAGAGCGTTTCACTGGTGATGTTCTCCGTGGTTACGGACCTCGTCGTGGAAACCTTGAGAAGTTGCTCAGGTACTGGCGTCCAATCATGCGTAAAGAAGGCGGATTCCGTCGTTGCCGTGTGATTTTGGCTGACCACCCAGAACTTTACCCTTTGAACAACATATGTGCTTGGTTGCATCACGAAACCACTGGTCTTTGGCCGAATGAAGGATGTCATCATCCTGGTATGAAAAACTGCCGAAACAAGATTAAAAAAGGCATGAACGGCACCTTGTGGAATGACTCCGAATGGAACGACCGTATGGACAAATTGCGTTCCGCAGGTAAGAGCATGGACGATGGATTTATGTCGGCAGACGACAACGACGAGGATTACCAGAAAATGTCTGCCGAGGATTGGGAAGCCAAGGCGATGATGGAACTAAAGACATATGTTGACCAAGAACCAGAGTTCATTTCCCATATCGGTAAAAACGAAAACTGGGAGCATGTCGGGGACGACGAAGACGGTAAAGAATTTGCTCACCCATTGATGGCTGACGGCAAGGCTGATGGCTGTGGTTGTGGAAACAAGCCAACAGTAACCGTTGCTCCAAGTCCTGAAATGGGAGTCATGATGGCTCTTTCTGCTCTTGAAAAGACAATCAATCAAAGTATTGAACAGAAGGCTGGACGGGTAATCAATAATCGCAATATGGAAAAACTCCGTCAAGCGATGAAACTACTTGAAGATGTTGTAACTGCCGCCACCCCAACTGTTGAAGTGAAAAACGACAATAGTGGAGTAATTAGTGCACCTTTAGAGGAACTTGATGCAATTAAGGCTCATATTCAGCCAATCATTGAGTACCACAACATTAACGCCTCACTGGCTGTTGATGGTATAGAGTTTGCGTTCGTAAGTTCAGAGGCTAAGTCTGCTCTTACGACAGCAATGGAATCGTTTAGTTACGACTTTAATCGTTAAAGGCTGGATAGTTAAATGGGCTATACTGCTAGTAACGGTTTACCGAAAATTTCATACAAATTCCAGTGCGTTGTTTCATCCGAAAAACGGATGCAGCCATGTGCTGGATGTTCAAATCCTCAAGGTTGTCTGACATCAACCATGCATTACAAGGAGTCACTAAAGATGACAGATAACCCAACAGTGGAACTTCTTCCCGACGGTTCAGTAAAGTGTGCAAAAGATTTGCCAATCGCAGAGTGCGGTTATAAGGCAGGCGACAAAGTTTGCGGCAAGTGTGGCGCTACAGCCATTCAAGCAAAATCAGAAGATGCTGAGATTCTCTCAGACATTGAAGATGGCGAATGGGTTACTGCCGACCTTGAGTCCAAGGGTGGAAAAAAGACACCAATCGCAGAGATGGTAGACGAAGACATGGTCGACGCTCCAGAAATCACTGCTGATGCCGACATGGTTGACGACGAGGATGCTGACAGCATGCCTGCAAAGCGCAAGAAGGCTCGCAAGGCTCGTCTCGCTGCTATGGGTGTTAAGTCAGAAGAAATCGACGACGATGCATTCGTTTGTGCCTTTGAGCGCAAAGTTCTTCCTAACTCCGCTCAAGTATGCGCATCATGCCCTGGTGGCTGTGCGTCAGAAGACGGCATGCCATCACTTCTTGAAATTGAAGGCATTGCAATGGACATGTTCTCAGGCAAAGTCCTTGACTCTGGATATGCAGACAAGAACGACATGTTCGTTGTTGACATTGAACGCAAAGATGGCAAGCCTATTGAAGCATTCTTTGATGGAACTTCAGGCGAGTGCCTCGGTTGGCATATGCTCAACAGTGATGTCATCGGTGAAGTAACAGAGATTGATGGAACGAAAGTAATTTCGTTCGCTGACGCTGGTGAACTTGCGGTTAAGAGCATTGAAGGCGATGTTGTATCAGTTGATGCAGACATGTTTGAAGGTCATGACGCATACGCAGTAGAAGTTGACGGTCTTGATGGCAAGTCATACGATGTGTATGTTTCTCTTGATGGAGAAGTCCTCGGCTGGGATGAGTATGAGGCTGAAGAAGCAGCAGAAATTGATGCAGAAATTGCAGAGATTGCACTCAAGGCTGCTTACGACGAAGATGCTCGTGCCGAAATGGCTGACGCTGGCGAAGCAATGCCTGAAGGTGAATTCCCAATCAAAAATGGTGAAGACCTCAAGAATGCAATTCAAGCATACGGTCGTGCTGGTGACAAAGAAGCAGCAAAGGCTCACATCATGAAGCGTGCAAAAGAACTTGACATGGAAGACATGATTCCTGAGTCATGGGCTGAAGACGCTCCAGTAGAGAAGTCTGCTGAATCTCGTCAACTCATCGCTGACATGATGGAACTTGAATTGCTTTCAATTGAAACTGAACTTGGAGAATAACAATGAGAAAAGTATCCCAACCAAATGCCGCTGGATTTATTGAGGTTCAAACCGCATCGCTTGCTCCTGTGGAAAACAAGGCAGTTGCGCCTGTTGAAGAGCAGGTTGAAGTGGTCGTTGCAGAAAAGACAGAAGAAGTAGTAGCCGAAGAGGCTCCTGCTAAAGAAGAAAAAAAGAAGAAGGCAAAAGCCGATTCTTCTACTGATGCAGAAGAAGCAGTAGATGCACCTTCTGAATCAACTCCTGCTGACAAAGAGTAACTAACCGAAAATAGGGTGACCGCATGTCACTTCCATATGACGCCAATCAACGCGCTTTAAATTTGTCTAAGGCTATATCTGAAGTTAAAGGCAATATTGTTTTTAAAGGCTTCATGGGCCCGACAATCAAGGATGATGTAAGTCTCCCATCTCTTGGAATCCGTGCTGCTCGTAGTGCGGGGGTAATTGTTGATGACCTCGGGAAAATGCGTTGTCCACCAGGGACTCCGAACGCTAATCAGTTCACTGACCTACAGATGAGTAACTGTATGGTTCCAAGTGCAGAAACAATTGCTAACGCTGCTGCTGAAGCATTATCAAGTCTGTTGCCTGGTAAAGAACCGACACCTGTTGAGCGTGCTATTGGAAAACTTACTGATTCTTCAGATTTGGCTGGACTTCCTAAAGTAGACCATGCAACATCTGCACAAATTAAAGAGTTCAATGCCGAAATGCTCGCCATGGCTCCAAAGTGGGGTCGCGTTGATGACGAATACATCAAAAGGATAAATGATACTGGTTACTACTCCACAGCCATTAGGACACTGACAGAGCGACAGGCGTTACGCAGGGAGCAGATGGCGAAAAAGATTTCCAACCTTCGCCGCATGATTGAATCAGGCGCACAGACAGATGAATCAGGATTTCCATTTCATAGAGTGATAGACCCCAAAACTCATGAATTCATCCTCACGCACACCGATGAAGAAGTAATTGAGGCGATTGAACAGACCGCATTAATAATTGCAAAAGCACGCAAACCCGAAGCATCAGTATGGGCTAAAGGGGAGCATCTAGAAGCATATTTAACAGATGGTTATCGTCCAATGTCGGAAGGTGCATCGGATGCCAAAGTTGGTGAGGCTATGACTTCCTTGCTTGGCAACCGTGGGAAATTTGAAGCGAGCGTTGGGGCGGAATATGGTTCTGGTGTTCGCCCCGTGTACGGCTTTAGTCGCTTCACTTTCTGGGACGATGAATTAAAACGAATCACGGATGAGAAAAACCTAAAAGAAGGCGAAGAAGTGTTCAGCACAGACCACTACCTAACCGTTCCTGGTAGAGGTGCGGGTGGAATTGGTGGCTACGAGGGGGCATTTGCTGGCGACGCAATCGGCTATGGAGACATGGAATTTGTGCTTCATGCAGAGGTGGCGGATAGAACGACAATACATCACAGGGACAGCCTTCTCAATCCAGCAAGAGGTACTGCCGCGGTTGATGCACCAGACGAGGAATTGGTTGAGGCAATTATTGGTCACTTGACCGACAGTGACATTGACGACAACATAAATCGTCTATTAAGAACTCATGTTACGCAAGATTTTGTTAATTGGACTAGGTCGTCGGGAAACAACGAAGAAAACTTAAATCCAAACGGTCAATTTACGGAATCAAATATTCTTGGGGGATTCACCGCTCAAGACATCAAGGAAATTAAATTTGACGCACGGAGACTCTTTCCAGAATACAAAACACGGTTCAACCCTGACGGTATTGACGGCGCGGAACTGATTCAAAAGATTGAAGACCAGCATTTGTCTACGGAACAGTTACTTGCAGCAGGTTTTACAATGGGCGAGATTGAAGTTGCCCGTGCAAAAATTGCAGGATGGAAGACAAAAAACGCCGAAGGCAATCAGGGCAAGAATCAGGCGTCTGCAATGGAGAGCGAGTTGAGTCTCAATGGTTTAATATCGGCTATGGAAATGGAACGAATCACGGCATTGGTTGCTGAAAAGGCTCCGAACGCCAAACTTATTTTTGGTTCTCCTAATGGTCTAGATTTGAGTGACCCCACAAAATATGCAGGCGGTAAGGCTGGAGACCTCATCACCGATATTTGGGCAGAGCGCATGCGCGTACAGTTGCTTAAAGATGTCCAAAGAGAAATCCAATGGGCAGCGGCACCGCCAACCCCAGTCGGCGAAAGTGTTGCGTGACATGATTGACAAAAAAGAGTTTCCCATACCAGTTGCATCGGTCGGTAAGGCGATTATCTACACTTGCCTAAAGCCTGAGTCGCCAACATATGACGGCTATTTTTCTGAGGACGGGTTAGATAAACCAATCAAGGTTTACGCTTTGTACTTTCACCTAAACGATGGTGGAATTCAATCAAAACTTGACGAATGGCGTCTAATAGATACAACAGAGTTTCATAAGCAGTTTTGGGAAATGCCTTCACGCGCAGAAAAGATGGACACAGAAAGATGGATAGCCATGTTTTCTACCCGTTCAGAGCCCATGACCCCTGATATTCTTACAAGTGTAGGAATAAAGCCAGAAGAAATATATGGCAAACTGGGCGAGAGCACTAAAGAGCCTAAATCAGCCCTTGCTCAAAATGCTGACAAGCGTGCCTTTGATTTTAGAAAAAAAGCATCAAAACCAACCGTTCGGAGAAACAATGCAGGATAATGAAAGCGTTCTTCCTGTACGCAAGCGTGTTGGTTCAGACTTCCAAGTAAAAGTTGGACTTATTGGCTCGCAGTCTGGCGCAGTACAGGCTGGACAGGCAGTTGCAAGCACATTGATTCCTGGCAACCTTTCTCCTCTTCGTAGCCCTTTAAAGTCAACCCTCTTTTCTGCTTTAACTCCAGGCAAAGTCAATATTCGTGGCATTCCACGACCAGGCAATGGCGTATCTCGCTGTCCTGCTGGCTTTCAACACGGTGGACGCTTCACCAATAACCAGTTCAGCACATGTGGTGCACAGTTGTTTGACATTCCTGGTCCGCTAGCAATTGCAAGCGCTTTAATTCGTGGAGTCCGTAACGCTTCGTCTGGTCGTGCGCAGGCTGAAAACATCTCGGAAGTCGTAACTGGTGGTCAGACATCTGGAGTTTCTGCACAAATCAGCCGTATGGCTCAGGTACCTAAAAGCGGTGCTTTTAACGCCAAGAAAGTTGCTGAAGTAGTAAAGAGTTCAATCAACACATTGACTGGTGCCCCATCTGGTGAAGCACGGCTAATCAGGAAAGATGGCTACCTCCTGAAGCCAATCGTTCCTTCTTCGGTATTACGCAACTTTGGCGGGAACCCCGACATGCAGGACGGCGTGTTTATCCGTTCTATTCAAAAGCCGTCAGACATTATTGGTGATGACCTTGCTTTGTTGTCGGGCCCAGCAATCCAGCAAATTACTTATGTCGCACCAAATGGCTCACAGATTTCCATTCAACGCCAGCGTATATTAACTACTGGTGAGAAGCGCAAGTTTGGTCGCCAACTCAATGCAGCCGCTGCTGCTTCTAGTTCCCTTGATGTCGGAAACACAATTCGTGAGTTTGCCAACAATTCGGGTGGAGCGTTCAAGTACTCCGAGAAGTTCCCCAACATTGAAAGTCCTTTAGATTTAATCAATGTTACTGATGACAAGAAAAAGAATGTCCAAGTGCGTCGTTGGGTTTATGAGACATTCATGAAAAATGGTAAAGGCAAACCGTTAAGTTCATCAACCATGCGCGAGTCGGCAACACTTCGTGAAGATGGCGGTTCATCAACAGACTCCCCATCTAGCGTCCAAGAAGCAATTGCTTACATTAAAAACGGTGGTGACCCATTTGATGTTCCGCAAGAGTTTCTCGCTCAGGCACTATCCGCTACTGACATCTACGAACAAGAAAACCTCAATACAGGCGTGGTCAAGTTCAGCAAAGGTGACGGGAACGCAATCTATCAAGTTCCAGAAACAGTGAAAAATGGCTCCATTGCTGAGCGCATCTATTCAGACATTGCATCACAACTTGGACTCCAAACAGCACCAGCACGATTCATAAAGACCCCCAAGGGACGCAGTACCGTCCTTGGTGACGCAGTGCCAGATGGCTACAAACTTGACCTCAATGCCCCTCTCAAAGATGTTGACCACGGAGATTTGTTGCGTATCGCAATGAGTGACTTTGTCTCAGATAAGCGTGGGCGTTCACCTGCAACTATTACACCTGTCCGTTCTGGAGCAAAACTCACGGTCGTTCCTACCAGTAATGAATTATCGCTTGGTGCAGGATTAACAACAGCAGAAATAAATGTCAGGTATAAACTTGACTTACCTTCGTACTTGACTACCCGTGAAACTGCAACATACAAAAAGGCTTACGACGGTATTAGTGAGCAAGCCAAAAAAGTATTAAGCAGATTGTATGATAATATTCTTGATAGGGCAGAAAAATTTAAGTGGGATGAATACATATCCCGATTGACTGCAGATGGTGAACTTTCTACAGCAGAGAAGGCACACATTTTAATCGTACGGAAAATATACGACAATCGCCTC